ACGAGGTCCTTCAGGTAGATGCCGCTGCCGTGTCTTCCCATCACGAAGCCTGCGACTTTGGCGCTGCCTTCGCTCTTGGTGAAGGCCATATCCCAGCTCTGTATGTCATGCGTGTTCGGTGCGGTAGTGTAGAAGTTCTGCAGCCATTCACGCTTGAAAATGACGCCCTCTGCCGGTGCCGGTGTCTGTTGGAATTGCCCAGCGTATTGCACGCTGCCCATGGACTTCTTCAGGCCGTCGAGGGTCTGTTTGTCGAAGCGCTCCGAGTTCAGGATGTCGCCTTCCTCCCGGATGATCTCCTTGCCGCTAATGGGGAAGTGTATAACCGTCCGCTTTTCAGCTTCCGCCGGGAGGCATAAATGCTCGTAGCCCAGCTGCTCGGAGAGGATGTATCCGGTCAGGTCGCTCTCGTGTAAGCGCTGCATGATTACGATGAATACGCCCTTTTTCGGGTCGTTGAGTCGCGTCTGCAGGGTGTTCTTGAAGAAGTTTATCGAGTTCTGTCGCTCCGTCTCGCTGTTGGCCATGAGAGGGTCCTGCGGGTCATCCACGATGATGACGTCGCCGCCGTCACCGGTGATTGATCCGCCGACGGATGTCGATTGCATGACGCCATGATGGTTGTTTTGAAATTCGTTCTGCCGGTTGACGTCGTCCTTCAGGTCGAAGCGATCTCCCCAGTTGCTCTGGTACCACGGGCTGCGGATGATGTCACGGGATAGGATGTTATGCTTGCGGCTTAGGCTATCGCTGTATGAAACCTTGATGAAGCGCTTCTCCGGCGACTTGATCCATGTCCACGCTGGGTAGCATACGGTTGTCTCGATACTTTTCATGTACCGAGGCGGGATGTTGATTATAAGCCGCTTGATTTGCCCTTCGTTCACGGCCTGCAGGTATTCGCCTATCAGATGGATGTGCCAGCTGTCGACATATCGCGTGCCCGGTTCGATTACTGGCCACGCTTGCTTGATAAATTCCGGGAGGTACCGCTCGGCCTTCTCTCTTTGCAGCGCAGCTTTCACCGACGCGATATCAAATGTCGGATTCTGGATGTAGCTTTTCCAGAAGTCCTTCAAGCTGTGCCAGCTCCTCGTCTGACAAGTCGGAAAGGTTCAGCTCGTTGGTGGCCTTGACCGTAACGGCGCCAGTGTGCTTGAGCGTCGTCTCTCCGCTTATCTGTTTGTTTTCTGTGGACTCTCCACGTGATAGGCGTTCTATCTTTACTCCGACATCGACCAGACGCACGATGTCGGCTGCACTTAGCTCCTCCTCCGGGATGGTCAGGAGGCGCTTGGCCGCTTTTCGGACCATCTGGGCTGCGAGGTCCGCGTGATCCTTGTTCATCTTCAGGATCGCTTGCTCCTGCTGTTCGCGTATCTGCCTCTCGATTTCCGCGTCGTAGGCTTCGCAGCGCTCTACCCATTTGTACTTTGCGGATAAGTCTCCGAGGTTCATCCAGCGTTTTATCCCCATTTCCTCCGCAAGGCCGCGAAGGTTCCGCCTTCGGTACGGCCTCTGTATGCCGTCGAGCTTGCTTCCGTCCGTCCTGGTGTATTTCATGTCGCGGTACCGACAAAACTTATCATACGCGGGTCCGGGTTCGCCCGGGAGCCTATCCCATATCTCCCTGTGCTCGGGGCGGTCGCTTTTTGACTTCGCCATGAAGATTGCCTCCTTTCCTGTGAAGTGTGAAATATAAAAAGGCAGGCTCCGTTGTTCGCGGCTCCTGCCTCATGTGTTGGCTCTTATTCTCATGCGTTACCGTTGATGTAGTCGTTCTCCGCTTTGAGCTTCGTGTATAGCAGCTCCTCTCCATTGCGGAGGCAGGTAACACCGAGGTTATTTGTGAAACGGACGTATCGGTTCACGATCACGTCGCAGTAGCGAGGGTCAAGCTCAATAACGTAGGCCCTGCGCCCGGTCATCTCTGCACCTATCAGGGTGCTTCCGCTGCCTGCGAAGAAGTCAAGAACAAGGTCGCCCGGCTTCGTGCTGTTGTCTATTGCTCTGACGGCAAGCTCCACCGGCTTCTGGGTCGGGTGCTCGGTGCCGGTGTCTCGGCTGATCTCCCAGACGGTGTTTGCTTTGCACTCCGGGTAGAGGCAGACGCTGCGGCCTTCGCTTAGCCTTATGTACCTGATTTTCTTGCCCTTCGGCGGCTTGTCTGAAATGAACACCTTTCCTCCGGCTCCGTCGGTAAGCACCACGCCTCCCGTGAGGACTGTCGCGGTTCCGTCCGGGCCACGTAGCACAGCTTTCCATGTCGTGCGCTGCGATCTGTCGCCGTAGAAGTGTGCGCTGTGGCCTGCCTTCTCTGCGTAGAAGCATGGTTCATGCGCCCACTGGTAGTCTGCATGTCCGAGGACCGGTGCGGTCTTTACCCAGATGATGTATTGCTTCTCAACGATGCCCGCTGCGGTCATGGCGTCCTCAAAGTCTCGCCGGGTGCTGCTGGCGTGCCAGATATAAAAGGCTGCGTCGTCCTCCGTGTTCTCCGCGTAGTTCTTGAAGGCGGGTATTAGGAGAGTAGCCATCAGGTCGTCTCCGGTGAGGTCGTCGTTCTTGATCATGTCAAATTTGCCGCTCTGGGTTTCGTAGCTCACTCCGTATGGCGGGTCCGTGTTGACCATCTGGGCCTTTTCTCCGGCCATCAGCTTGGCGACAGCTTCCTTGTCTGTGGCGCTGCCGCAGAGGAGGCGGTGCTGTCCGAGGTACCATATGTCTCCGGCCTTGCTCATTGGTATGTTGTCCGGGACGGGTACCGCGTCCGCTTTGTCGTCCTGCGTGTCGTCGGCGCCTTCCATAGCTGCTATGATCTCCGCGAGGTCTTCCTCGCTGTATCCGGTCATTTCAACCGGAACCTCGCCGCTGTCCATGTCGCCGATCAGGTCGACCAGAAGGCCGGTGTCAATAGTGGAAAGCTCCGCGAGGCGGTTGTCTGCGATAAGGTCGGCCCATTCCTCGGCCTCGCTTGCGTACTCTTGATAGTCGACCGGTACGTACTTCCAGCCGCGCTCCATGGCGGCCATCCGGCGTCCGTGTCCTTTTACGATGAAGCCAGACCGCTTGCTGATTGTAATCGGCGCCCTCCATCCGGTGGCCTCGATTATCTGTGCAAGTCTCGTGATCTGGTCTTGGTTGTGCTGGTTTGGGTTCTTCGGGTTCGGGATTGCCTTCTCTATGCTGATGATGGCGTCGTGCGCGCAGAAGACCGGAACGCCGTCCGGTGTCGTCTCGCGTGGGGTCGCCTCGGTGGAGTAGTCAATCTCGATGAAGGTATTCTTCGGCTTCTTCTTTGCCATATCTCCATTCCTCCATGCTATCATTTTATCATTTTCATAATGCCCTGTCAGTGTCCACTTTTTGCCTCCGGTGCTGCATCGTACTTGCATGGTGCAAGCACCGGATTTTCCTGTATTTGTATCGGGCATGCCACGTGCATGTATCAGTAAAGTTTCATGCTGTCTATACCGAAAATCAAAGCCGACAATGGTTTCAATGCCATGTTGATGTCCTTGTAAAGGGTGCGCCTCTCGATGTGCTCCGATTCCGCTATCTCCTCCGCGTTCCGCTTCGGTTCGTCGATGTAGTATGCCATGATTATCCGGTACCTTCTCATTGCTTCGTCCTTGCCTGATTGCTCGCAGTCTATTCTGTAATATTTCAGCATTTCGTCTATGTGCCTTAAAATGATCATTGTCCTTTGTTGGCTCTTTTTTATGCTTTCGATATACAAGCTGTCGTCAAAGGAGTAATCGTCGAGGCCGTCCAGTATGTCGACGGCGTTCTCCTTTGCCTGGCTCGCCTTATAAACTGCATTGCTGGCGTAGTTGCTGAAAGCCCGGTAATTTTTGAGCAGCAGCCGTGTGTTCCGCAGCCTCCGGTCATATCGTCCCTTCTTCAGCTGCTTTCGCTCCTCGGTGAGGTATTCCATCGCTGCCTTGATACCTGCTTCCGTTCCGCGCTGGACGGCGATCTCCATGATTCTGCTTCCCATGGCGATATAATTCGCGGCTCCTATGCCCATTTCTTTGCTGTTCATATGACTTCCTCCTC